GGCGTAGGCCGGGAGGGCCGGACAAGTTATTGGACACGAACCGAACCGAGCATAGCCGCCGCGATAGGTTCCGCCACAACCGAAGATTTTCTTCGCCTTTGATATGTCGATAGTGTTCACGCTTGCCGCTCCGATCGTGACGCCAACCGCGCGCCACGCGCGCCACGACTAATAAGGGCCTTGCGCACTTGTTGACGAATGCGCCAATCCTCGCGATCCGCCTGGCGCTTTGCCTTGCGCTCCGCGCGTTGAATTGCTTTATATTCTGATTTCATCTCCTACCTCCACGATAGTATTAATCGAGTCCGTAGTGTCCCACATAATCCCACACGAAAAAAGGCCCGCTAGTGCGGGCCTTGTTGGGGTTAATGGCGAATTAGGTCTCAGGTTTCCAGGTCTACCAGAGCATCAATTCCGGCATCAGTAGCGTGGTATCGTTTCCCGCCACGCGGACCAGTACGCCGGATCTCTACAAGACCGTCACGCCGTAGACCCTCAAGTACTCGATACACGTCAATCGCGCGGGTTCGGTGTTCACCTTCCGCACTCGCCCCCTCCGCACTGTGTGCGTTTTCCAACGCATAATAGCGTTGAGTCAGTTTCCCGTTGTGTCGCAACCTGTGTGTGTCTAAAGGTCCGTTATCTCTGGTATTCATCATCGCACCCCCTTTCCGTAGCTCCGGCACCGCATCGACTGCACGTCTCCCACGCAATCTCTTCGTTTTCAAAATAGCGATAAGTCGAAAACCCACCGCATTCGAAACAATCCTCGACGGCAATCACTCGCCAGAGCCCGTTATCTATGTGTGTGTCCAATGGCATGTTTCAAACCTCCACAGTGATTAAGAGAGCGGACAGTGTCCCACACAATCCCACACAAAAAAAGGGCCGCTAATGCGGCCCTTGTTGGAAGATAGGAACGACTACGCAGCGCGAGCAGTCGCGATCGAGGTCCACTGGCTAGCCGGAAGATCCAGCAACCGTCCGCCCCGTTTCTCCCACTCGCTGACGTCATCGGCCTTGATCTCGTTCGCCCGAAGTCGGGAATCGTTCCCCACGGACGTTACCGCGTTAACTAGCGTCGCACGGCTCACGGCCTGACCGGCGTAGCCCGACTGGCCCATCGTAGAGAACAACCCATCCAGAACACTGGCGGTTTCCTTTTTGGTCAACTGCAACACGCGGCCGACCTGCTCCACCGCCAGCTGAGGCGTCGTTCCATCGCTCAAAGTATCATTCGCCGCAGCGCGGAAACTTTGCAAGACCTCCTCAAATGCTTCGCGGCTAGAATAATTCGCTGCGACGTCGCGGAGCTTCATAGACAACGCCGCGTTATCGGCTTCTTTCGCCTCATTGCTCAACACACTCCATACGTCCGAGTCGGCTTGTGAGCTAGTCAAATGAGCATTCCGCTGTTTTTTGGATGTTTGCATTCCGTTCAAACACGCGAGCGTCCACGCAAGCATAGCCAGAACCGCGCTACTGTGGCCGGTTTCCGAATTTCCAAGCGACAGCCCGAGTGCCATTAAATCGCCAACATTTGCACCTTCCCCCGTAATGGCCTCGGACTTCAATCGCAAAGTCATTGCCTTTTCAGTAACGGTTGAATTGACAATACGCCATCGGGCATCCGACTCCATCAGCGGCGGCACAACGGCTTCGAGCATATCGACGTTATCGAACCGCTTGTACTTGTCAGACAGAAAGGCACGAAGCTCGCCGGGCTCGTTTGAAGCAACCGGTGAATCAAAGGTCCGGAGCATCACGGATTTAGACTCGTTTGAATAAATCCGATTCAGCGCCAGATCCAGAACATCCGGATAATTTTTCTGCAATCGGCGACCGGTGCGCGTGTCAATATCCGCCTTTGAAAGGACCTGACCAAAGGCCGAGTCATTACACCGAGCAGCTATCGTCGCCATGCCTGTCTGCTCGGCATGAACAACTGTCGCGCCGTCCCGCGTTTTAAAATCAAGGCCTGCCGTTTCGGCCACAAAATCGATTTTACGCGCCGATTGGTCCTGAAGTGTGGACAGCAGGGCGGTAAAATCCCCATGTCCGTTTTCTAAAATTTCTCTGCTGTACATATTGAATCTCCACAGTTGGTTTTCTACGCGCGAAGTATGCGGTAAATCGCTGACAAAGGAAAGGGCCTTCCAAAGGCCCTTTCCTGGTTTCCGTGCTGGCGTGCCTAGTCGATCCGACACGGCATAATTAGCCCGATACGATCAGGATGCTCTGCCGCTTCCACGCGGATCTGACTACCACTGTCTATTGTGCCGTCAGGATTACGCGGTAAATATATTTTTACTCGGTGATCCTTACCCGTGCGATCCTGCAACGCATCGGACAAACGCTTGAGTAGCGCCGCGTCGATGCATATGTCGGGCGTGTATCGCGCCTTATCTTGAATTATCGCTTGGTAGTTTGGGAATGCTTTGGGAGGCCGTGTAAACGTCACGCCGTTAGCGCGTGCCGTTTCCGCATCGGCTAGATCTATTACCGGATCGTCGCCGCGTGGCGTAGTTTTACGCGCATGCTTAATCGCGGCGAGCGGCACAGACCCGCAAACGTTTGTCGGATCGTCGGTTTCGCTACTGGTTGGGATGGCCGCTAGAATTTGGCCGTTAGTGGCGACAAGTAACGACGCGTCGGCGTCGTAATACGGTTGCATTATCTCCGTTCGAATATCTTTAGTCGCACAAGCGCTTTCGATTTTGGTGTCTGGGTATTGCATGCTATTTAATCCTCCACAATCTGAAACCGGGTCCAACTTCTCTTTTCCCGGCTGCACCGGGTGTTATGTAGAAGTTGATGCGGGTTGTAAACCGATGCTCTTTGTTGTTCCGTCGGGCCCAATTAACCGCAGCAGCGTACATGCTACTTCGGTTCATGCCGACGATGCTATCTCCCACTGCCATCTCCGCAATAGGATACTTGGCGGGTCGCCCCACGCCTGAGCCGTCGATGTCCGTCGGCATTGGCACGTTTTTTTCAATCTGGTGCGGTTTCCACGATTTTGACATATTTATACCTCCACAGTATTTTATCGCCACGCAACATTGTCCTATATATCCGCAGACTTATTCAACCCTCCCCTCATGTTTTTTTGAATAGGCTCGAATCTCGCGGTTGAGGTCTTTCAAACGTCTTTCGGCCCGTTCAAGACCAGCGCGGTGCTTGGCTAGACGTTTTTCCGCCGCCGCCTTGTTGGACAACAAGCGCTTATATCGCTCGACAACCCGGTCCACTTTTTTCTTGACTGGGGCAGGAGCGGGCTCACTTTTAACCCATCCGTGAGCAATCACGTATTGGGCACAATCTCGTTCGAGCGTTAGATGCGCCTCGCAGTGGGGCTTTCGTCCGTGCAGGTGATTCAACCAGTGGGACCAATCGTGAACCAGTTGCTCCCAGCCCTTTGTGCAGTTTATAGCTAAAGTCCCGCCGCGAACCCAAGTGTATCTGTTGCCGCGGCTAAACCGAATTTCGTAAGGCCACCGCCGCTTTGGAAACTCCCGCCTGAAAAGCGCCTTCGTCGCCTTGACCGCATCGTCGGGCCAGACGTTGAAAATGCCGGAGGGTGCCTTAATCCAAGTGCTTTTCAGAATCCGATTGTACTCTTTTGCTAGCTGCGCCATATCCTTCTCCCTTTTTCTCCAAACGTCCCAAATAAGTTTGTTGAAGTTTCTCAAAGTCCTTCTTTTTTTTAAGACTTCTCTGATCCCACCAATTCGCGAGCTTAAATAAAATGAGCAATTGCTTTCCCCCTGAGTTTTAGACCCCTTTATTGTATGGGATTTACCTCAGACAAGCGAGTGAAAACGGAGTCCCAATCGATGGGTTTTTCCCAGCGGCCGACAGGCGAAACATTTTTCAAACCGCCTTCGGCGAGTTCAATGGCCTGTGACCCGGCAAACAGAAAAACGGTATTGTTCTGGCGGCAAAGCACCCAGACAGATGCGCCTTGGCGAGCCTGTCGGATTAGAAAGGATATTTGGTGGGCTGATAGTCGAACGTGGGAAGTTCGACAATTCTTGAGTTCAACGAGATGAAACCGGCCGATTTCGTCAGTCAGGAGGACATCCGGAAGACCGGGCGTGACCGCCCCTTCAATGCGAGTCGCTAACCACTCCGGCTTCTTCAATTTCAACTGCATCTTGAGGGCCCGCCAAAAATTCGCCTCGCGCCTTTCTGACGCTTGGGGTAGTTTCCCTTGGAGCCTGCTCATAGGTGCTCTTCAATTCTTCAAGAGCCCTTTTTACTTCCTCGGTGGACATACTGTCAATTTTACCGTGCCTCACCTCTTTTTTATCTATATATATGTCACCCCTCGCGAGGCCCCTCCGGTATTCGGCCTGAACGGCGGCACTGTAGGATCCGTTTTCTTCCGCGGCCCGCGAAAGGTTGTCCAGCCTCTTAATGTGGTTTTTATAAGTGACCGCGTATTTTGCGTCCAGCTCATCCCGATAGACCCGAATAGCTTTGCATACATGCGGGTGCTTGTCGGGGTTAGTAAGCTCCGAAGCCCTAACGCCCGCAGCTTTGCCGTATCCAGCCCTACTTGCGGCCTCCTTGAGGGTGATTTGACCGTCTTCAGACACGAGGGTTTTGACAAACAATTCCTGCTTCCGGGTGAGCGGTCGATCTTCCGGTTTGAACGGGGGTTTTCGCGAAACCCTTCTCGGCCGCATGTTTTTTCGTTCTGAGTCGGGAATTAAGTATCTGTGCTTTTCGGATGCCATTTTTCTCTCTCAGCGCGTGCCAGAGCAAGATTGTGCCAGAAGGGGAACCAAAAATCCCCTTATATACGTATTTTCCCCGAAAACAAAAAACAAAAAAAATATTTTCAGAACCCCTTAACGCCCCAGATTTTTGTACTGTGTCGGTTACACTAGCAAAATCACCATGTAACCCTAAGTTTGTAACCTAAAGTCCTTTACTGGTAAGGGTTTCAGAAGAAAGTTACATGGTTACACTGGTTACGGCTGTTTTCATCACGTGGTACTTTTTATTTTTCGCTGGAAAACTCTATATAAGGAACTTTTGACCGTTAGCCGCGGAGAATGCGCTTCCAAGCATCCTGAACCGTCTCGTGGGCCGTGTTTTCTCCAACGACAACCGTAACCGCCAAGGCATCCTCCTGTTTGAGCGGGTACTCCCGCTGACACGCTGAGCCGCGGCAGCGGATGGTTTTATCCTGCTCGTAGGACCACAGCACGTCTCGGGTTGCGCAATGGGGACAGGAAATAATGAACGAAAAAGGTCCTCTGAGCTTGTCATAAGCAACAAGGTCTTCCATAACGCCAACGGCTTCTGTCCACTCCATTATCGATCTCCCTTAATACTTTCGCTTTGGTTCGGATCTTTGTACTTAGCCAGCAATTCGTCCGCCAGCCTCAGCGCCTCCTTCAGCCGTGACGTATCCTGCGCCAGACTTTCCTGAAGAATTTGACGTATCGTTTCGATCTTTTCGTAATCATGCATTTGCCTTCTCCTTTAGGTTTTTTGGATCTTTTTTTACGACATAATCGTGCTCGATGACGCCCAGCGTTGGATCGCCCACAATCTGTTCCTTGATCCATTTTCGCTGCGTCGTACCGTCCCTAAAGTGGTACGTGGACCAATGGCCGCGGCGGCTGTGCTGTCGTTTAGGACTTCCTGATCCCCTGAACAGCCGCGCTGGCACAATGACGCCGTCCGGCTTCGGTATGTCGATTTCGATGACTTTCAATTCGTTCTTGGGGAGCTTGCGGCGATGTAGCCATTTGGTCTTCTTGCTGCGGCCGATGGGCTGCGCTTGTTCGATGACGTGCAGATCGTAATTGATCAGCGCGATCAAAGTGTTTAGAAACTTGAAGTCTCCGCGGATCATTTCCAACGCCGCTAAAGTACCGTCAGGGTTATATTTAAGGGTGGATGGACCGTTCCAAGACGTTCCGGCAATTTGTCCCATCAATGTAGCAGATGTGTACGGAAGAACCTCTATACGCTCTCCCAAGTAGTTGATGTACCTAGCTCCAAAGCATTTTAAGAAGTGTTCTTTCTCCTTTTCCGCTACGCTCTCGGGAGCCCGTGCCAACGCAAGCGGGGGTCCGTTTCCGGTGGCTGTAAGAAAAGGGTTAAAGCCGTACAGATGCGTAAAGATTTTGGCACCGCCAATGAGCGAAGAAAGGCCATAGCTGCTGGCCTGCGGGTTCAACGTAGCGTTTTTCCAACTCCACGGCTGATCTCCAAACTGATAGAGCCACGAAAATGGGCAGCGGGTCACGAGAGAGAGGCTGTTGCTCCACGAGTCCCAACCCATTCGTCGTGGACCAAGTTCCGTGCTCTTAAAACTAACGTAGTTTGTGTATTGGTGTACGGGCTGTGTCTCATCATGCACAAGTGGATTTAAGGAGGTTCGGATGATGTGGTAGCCCACCCGCTTGCACCCGTTGGACGAATCAGCTTTGAGAACAAACGGCGTCGCAGGAGTGTTCGCTACGTTTTTTTTTCGGGACTCGGAATAGCCCGGAACCTCTCCGAAAAGCTCAAGCACACACTTTTGCTGATACGCTTCGTCCCACTCGATCCACATGTTTTCAAGCGGCGGAATAGCGCTGTTGACGGCCCGGACAAAGTCTTTCGGAGCCATGAACATCGCATTCACAGCTTCTTTTACCGCGGCGTTACTGACCGTGAATTTGGTTGCCGCAGACAGTTGTCTGCGGCTAATCTTCAACAAATAGTTCTTGATCATCTTGTATTGACCAACATCCGAGGGTGGGGGAAGCCCCATCCGCATACCGCCCAAGTCGGCAAAATATTTTTCCGGCTTCTTGGCGCTCAGCGCGGCCAAAACCTCGTTAAAAAGGGCGTCGTTGGTTTCCATTTAGGTGTTTGCGAAATGCTCGCCTACCGGTTTTCTGGTTGCGTCCAGAACTTCGCGGGCAACACGGCTGATTGAATCAGACAGCAGATTCCAGCCGTCCCAGTCTGTATCCACTTTGGAATCATCAACGTCCAGCGCACAGTGCAGCCGTTTGTACAGTTCCAACAAGCCCTTTACCTGAGCTTCAGAAAAAACAAGTATACGGACCTGATCCGCCTGCTTGCCTTTTTTATTGATGAGCATCCGGCGATAGGCCTCGGCTTCCGCACGGGTAAAAAACGACTCGGACATAAGTTCAACGTCGCCGAACATGACCCACGCGACCAAGTAAGTGTGCATGTCTTCCATTTATACTTCTCCACAGTGTTCAAAAAGAACAAGAAGTATAGAATTTTATAGGACTCTCTGCAACCAAAAAAAAGACCGCATCCGTTTCCGGATGCGGCCAAAGGTGGTCAACTGCGTGGGAGGTTGGTTGACCGGCAACCTGTGGAGATCCTGTTCGTTACTGTTGCTATCGAACAAGAAGCAGCCCCCGCTCTGCTAGGATCAGTGAAGAGACTCTTCAGACGAAACACTTAGTGCCGCACCGATCGCCATCGCAATGACCCCCATCAGCACTTGTTGGTTGGGTGTTTCGTCCATCAGTTCTTTAAAAATCACGGCAAGGGCCGCGCCCAACGCGGCTCCGGTTGACAGATCCTGACGCTGACACTCAAGCACCAAGTCCTCGGCAAGCGCTAGTCCGGTCTCGTAATCTTCTTCGATGGTTTCAAACATGGTGAAAGTTTAGCACAGGTCACGTTAACAGGTATACGTATTTATGAGAGAATGGGGCTTTCTTTCTTGGGGCGCGGTACATGACAGACGTGCAATATCATTATAAAAGACACATCACGTGCGAGCTATGTGGCCGATCGACACGCGGTCCTTTAAATGAAGCGGGTGACGTGACGTGTGACAGTTGCCATCGCGTTCTTCTTTCACCCAAAGGATCTGAATCATGGAAACACACGAAAATAAAGGAACTTCAGGAAACGGAGCTTCTCAACAAAAAGCGAAGCAAGGCACAACTCGAAAAGGAAATACGACTGCTGGAAGAAATGCTCGAACACTCCTGAAAGAGTCTGAGGAAAAATACATCGCATTTCGGAAAAAAACGATTACAGATCCCTCGTCGGCCGTTCAAACGGGTGGGCTCACCGCGGCCGAGAAAAATCAACTACAGTGATCGAGAGCCCAGCGCGTCCAGTCCTGTGACTCACGGTACGGATCATCCTTCACTTCCGGGTCGATCGCTAAGTTTGAGATCTCTACTGTAAATCGGTGGTTTGAGTCCGTTTTTTCCAGATACATTTGGATCCAGACTTTCAAAGTGGCTACGTCGTCGTTGTAGGCATAACCATTTACGTGTAGCTGGGCGGCAACTGTTTGGGCAGCGCGTTGCAGGTTTTCTTCAATTGACGACGACATTTTCAGCGGCCTCCACTTCAGATTGAAGAAGTTGCAAATCACGTTTGCTCAGGTTCACCTGTTTCCAAGATTCAAAAATCAGTCGAAGCTGCCCGGATATCGTGCGGCCTTCAAGACGGGAGAGCGCCGCCAGTTCCGAATAAACTTTGCGTGTGGCTAAAATGCTTTTCCACTTAGTGGTATCCACCGAAAACCTCCTTGAATAGATGATGGGATGCTATCCGATTTTTCCCATAAAATCAATGAGATTCACCCCAAGAAGGCCCGATTTCAACGTCACACCGGCTCGGAAGTGACAGTTCGACCGCATTCTCCATGATTTCGGCGTATTTTTGTGCCTCTTCCTTGTTTTTCACCGAAAAACACAGTTCATCATGCACTTGCAACAACGGAACGACGCCTTGTTCAAACAAGAGTTGCATACTTTTTTTTGTTTGATCTGCACTGCTGCCTTGCAGCAATCGATTAAGTCCCTTGTAGCTATATGCGCGTTTCAGACGGGTAGTTGATCCGTGTTCCGCGATCGCTTCCTTGTAAGGCAATGCTTTATTTAATGTAAAGCTGTCGGGCTCCCACATGTCGAACCTGCATTTTCGACCTAGCAATGTCCGTATGGAGCCGGAAGCGGTGGCGTCATTCAGTCTCCGTGTCACGCCTGACATAAGAGCACGAACAAAGGGCACATGATCGTGAAATTGCTTGATCAGTTCCTTCGCTTCGTCCAACTCAATATCCAGTTGTGCAGCGAGCTTCTTCTGCCCCATTCCGTAAACCAAACCCAGCGAAATGGTCTTTGCGGTTTTTCTGGGCAAGCCGGTCAGTTCCGCTATTTTTGAGTAAAAGTCGGTGTCCGGCTTTTCTTTGTAGAGTGCGACAAAATCTTCAACCAACGGGAGCGGACTGTTCCGACTGTCACCATAAGTCTTTGCATAATGCAGCAATAGAAGCGGTTCCTGCTGGCAAAAATCAACTGACGCCCATTGCTCGTTTTCTTCAGGAAGGAACAGTGAACGGATGAGCGGGCCCAGCCACGGATCGCGGGCCGGAATTTGTTGAAGTCCGGGATTCTGCATAGAGATTCGGCCGGAGACAGTACCGCCGTCATCACTGCGCAATTGGTTAATGTGACTATGGACGCGGCCGTCACTGGCGATGTGCTTGAGGATGTTGGTGATAAAGGCGCTGTGCGTTTTGTTCAACTCACGCGCACGGGAAATAAGCTGGGGCAGTTCGTGGGGGTGTTCGAGCAGGAAAGAGCGGGTAAAAGAGGGAGCCCCCTTGTCCGTTCGCTCGAAGGGGATTTTAAGTTTTTCAAACGCCGACGCAATGCTCTGTGCTGCCCAGATTTCGACCTCACTGCCCGCCATTTTCTTGATTTTACGATGCAGCTTTTTCTCTTCATCCAGAAGCTGCACTCGGGTTCTTTCTGCGCGGTCGATATCCACACGAATGCCACGCCAAGTCATTTCCAGAAAGCAGGGCATTACGCGGGTTTCCAGATCCCAGATTGCCCATAAATCGTCCTGTCCCAGTTTGGTTTTGAAGAAGGTCCAGAGTTCGAGAGCCAGTTCTGCGTCGGTTTGTGCGTATTTCGCGATAAAGGGGGCAGGGAGCTTCCACATTTCGGCTTTATGGTCCGTGATGCCAAACTCTTTGGCTGCGGCCACCAAGGTGCGTTCGGACTTGGTTTTGTTCAGGTAGTCGTAGGACAAGGCGTTCAGGCTATAGCTGAACCGGTTTTCGTCAATCAGGCCCGCGGTCATCATGGTGCAGATAACACGGCCGTTCATCTTGGCCTTTTCGCCAAGCCAGCGGCGCAGCCACCCCCAGTCGTATTGCGCGTTGTGCATAATTTTATCGCAGGGCAGTGCGCACACTTTTTTCATCCAGCGCTTAACAAGGCGTTCATCAAGATTGCCGCCCCCAAAATGCTTGACCGGCAGGTAACCTGACCAGAAAGACGTGGCGATCGCCACACCTACTACATCGCCGCTGTTTGGTCGTGCCCAGCCGGGGCCGTGTGTCTTGAGTTCCGGATCTCGGGTTTCGAGGTCTATGGCGATTTCCTTGGCCGCGCTTAGATCAGGCAGTTCTGAAGGAGGCACCCACTCGGTATCCGGCGGGAATAAAATCATCTGCAATGCGGTGTTGGTCATAGTTAGATTCTGTGCTTAGTGGAGGGTGGTACAAGAATTGTTTTGATCATGGGGCTTCCCGACCAATCACACCCTCATAAATACCGGGCGTTATGGAATTGTTGTAGCCGTGAACGGTTAGCCCGAAACTGAAGCGGTAAATCATATTTCTTTCCTCACAGACAGATTGATGTTTGTAAAGCCTTTTTAGCGTTTTCTGTCACCTCAAAAAGGTACATCGTCCAAAAATCTTCATTCGTAGAGCGGATAAGAAAGGTTGTAATTTTCGCATCCGACAAGGTAAAGCGTATTTCGGGTGCGCGTCACGGCGACGTAGAACAGTCGGTGCAGATCGTCGCCAATGTCCCGGGCCGCAGCGGGAGAGATATCCGAGAACAGTACGACATTATCCGCCTCGCCTCCTTTCGACTGGTGGATCGTGTTTAGCTGAATACGCGGTTTGGCATTAAAGCGCTCTCCCTTGCGCAGGAAGGCAATAATGTATTGTCGATCGAGCGGGGGCAGCTTATCCAACGCATCGTGCCAGATAAGATCTGAACCAATCAGGAGCCCGTGCGATTCCTGTAGCTTCTTTAAGGTGAAGAGTTCTTCGTCCGAGGCGGCTATTTTCTTGTGTCCGCGGGCAATTCTACCGCCGTTGCCGCTCATAAAGGAATAAACAGATTCTACCGTATGCAGGGATACTTCCCGGTTCTTTCTTAACTGCTCCCAGCCGTTTACGGCTTCGGCAACTCTTTCCTTGATAGAGCTTTTATGGTTTCGTTCAAACAGGAGCCCCATGGTTTTTAACTCGGTATCAATGGGCGACAGCATGTAATTGGTGTGCGCGAGGATGAGCCACGAGCCGTGGTCCATGTTCAGGTTGGAGAGGTCATAAAGGTGTTCAATCACGCCGGGTGCATCGCGAGGCTCGTACACTTTGGGAAACCGGTGGCTAATGCGCTTTGTCAGTGTCTCCGCGAGGGCATGGACGTGATGCGGGACACGAAAGGATTTAGACAGGGTATCGCTGCTACCGGGCAGGTTAATCAGATGCTCCACATCAGCCCCGTTCCATCGAAAGATGGCCTGATCGTCGTCACCCGCTGCAAACATCCTGTCCGAGTGTTCCTCCAGAATATGGGCCACGTCCCATTGGAGGGGAGAGAGATCCTGTGCTTCGTCTAAAAAGACGAGTTTGAAACGGGGGCACAGGTGCGATCCGTGCTTAATAAACAATTCCAGCATGTCGGTAAAGTCATGCAGGCCGTGGGCTGCTTTGTAGTCATTGAACGCGGTGGTGATGTAGGACACTTCGGTCCACGAGACCATCAATTCGCTTTCATCGTATTGCCTGCGGACGGAGACTTTTCGAGCACGGGCCTTGTGCAGCAAATCAAGAATAGGGTGCTGCGAAGAAATACGTTCTTCTTCTTCATTGACGCGCACATTTAAATCAATGCCGATGTGGGTTGAAAGATCCCGGTAATGGCTATCGTCCATCAGGTTTTCATTTCGGAGCCCGGTTAACCGGTTACCGAAGGCGTGCAGCGTTTGGAAAAACGCCAAGTCTTCCTTTGCGTTTAGATCGAAACGCTCAGATGCCCGTTCGCGGGCTTCTTTGGCCGCTTTCTTGGTAAAGGCCAGAAAGGCAATCTGGTGTGGCTGAACACCTTCTGCAAGGGCCTTGTCCACCATGTCGAGAAGGCGCGTGGTCTTGCCGGTTCCGGGTGGCCCGAAGATACGAAACATTTTAATTATTCGTTGGCTTAACAATATGCCAATCTGAGCGCCTATGACCAATGTTAGTGTGAAATTTTCGGGTACGCTTGTCTTCTTTTTCCAACGCTCGTAATTCAATCAAATCCTGCTTCTTTTCCTTTTTCGTTACTTTCATTGACGCTAATAATTTCAGCGCGAATTTGTCAGTTTCGTCAGTAAACGCTGGATAGTTATTCCAGAGATATGCACTTAATTTTGGGAGTTTTTCAGCAACCAGAGCGCGGACGGGTTTTTTAGGGTCGCGTTTAAAATCAGTCACAAGATTATGTTCTATGCCGTCCATCAGTTCTGATGTTTCAGAATAAATATCTCCATCGTATTTTCGACCGCTGTAAACGGCAAAGTCTTTATAGATACCCCACCCCATCCCATTGCTCCGCCAGCCATCCAATATCAACATATCCCAATACTCTTGTAATGACGCTTTCTTTCTAAATGTCATTTTGACCCCCTTTAGAAAGGCACTTCTTTATTTGATTTGAAATCCGGCGTGTCGAGTTCCACGGGCCGTGTTTCGTAGGACGGGATAGCCCAGACGCGAACAGGTTTCCCTTTAATTTTCACAACGGTGGATTTACCGTTTAAATCTCTCAGCCGTTGCGCGATTTTATGGGTTTTGAACTCTGTGAACTTGACCTTTTTAAGGTGGTTCTCAAAGTCACGGAGTCGAAAAAGGATAAGCCGTTGTTCTTCGTCCGTGTAGGGACGGCGCAGTAGTATTTCGTCACGTTCCGAAGCCTGTTGTAGGTTCGTACACCACTCTTCCAGATGGTCGTAAAAGCGGCCGGAGGTGGACGCATCTTCGCTGACTTCAATGATGGAATCATCGTTCTCATTCATTTCGGACAGGAGGCTGGTAATACGGTTTTCCCACGCCTGTCTCGTGAGGCTGCGGGGCATAAAATTCAGTTGCTCGACGCAGGCTTTTTGGAAAGTGATTTGATTCAAGAAGGTGTCCGTGTCCAGTTCCACGGGCTCACTGTTAACATCCAGAAACCAGACGGGAGGTTGTGAGTTGTATTTGCGTAGGTTGGCAATAATCGTGCCTGAAGCGGCCGCTTCGATGCCGTACTTTCTCGTTCGGCAAAGCTGTGCGTTACAAAATGCGTTGATGGGGGTGTCCTTGCACTTGTAGGCATAGTCTTTTTTATTAAGTTGCCGAGCTACCGTGTTGACTTCGTTGAGAGGCAGTGGTGGATCGATACAATCGTTGTTGTATTTAAGGATTTCGTTTTCCCATGAATCGCTAAACGCTTTCCGCAGATAGACACCAATATTGAACAAGCCGTTGTTTCTGGAGCCTTCGCTAATTTTTTGAGCACACAGGTGTTGCAGACAGGGAGGCCCGTCCTTAATGGGCTGAACTTCGTCCGTATCAACAGTCAGCGCCAGTAATTGCTCCGGTGTCTGGACAAACTTCTCATACAGTTCAAAGAACTCTTCCAGTGTGGCTGCGGAGCCATCATTTTGAATGGCGTAACGAAGGCCGTCCTCATGGTCGAAATAGGGTAGGTTAAGAAAGTTGCCCACATCCCCGCGCTGAAGGTGGAGCTTGATTTGCTTGGGGAAAATTTCCACGTCCCCATAACCAAGGGCCGCGCCGACATGGTGTAATGTTTCCTGCATATCTTTTGCAGACATCCACTCAGTTGCAAAAAAGTAGCAGTGCGCTCCGCCCGATTTCGAGCGGAACACTATCATGGGTATTTTTAGAGCGCGTATCTTTTTGACAAGAGCCGGGTGGTCAAGGGGGTACTGGTCAATGTCCAGACAGCCCCAGCGAACCATATTGTCCGCATTGATTGGGATAATGCCCAGTGCATCCCCGTCTCCGGAAAGGTGGTTTTCCCACAGGTCCACGGTCCGTGGTTCGCGATGGACGGTGGCTTTGCCGGTGCTTTTGCCGTTTGCGTTTTTACGGTCAACCCGGTAGGTGCCGTAAGCCTCTTGAAGGCCATCAAAGATGGCCGCAAACTTTTCTGCATAGGACATAAAAACGTCTCAAAATCGGGTGACACCGAAGTGCCACCCGTTCGGTTTTTTAGAACGGTACGTTTTCGTCCTGCACTTCATCCGCAGAATGCTTGACTTCCACATCACCGCGGTTAATGGACTCCGCAAAGCGCTTGGCTTGGGTATACGTGTCCATGTTCTGCACTTCTGAGTCGAGAGAGATTTCCCAGCCCTGCCATTCACCCTTCCGATTCGACTCGTCGATTGTCTTCAGGTGGTAAACATAGGCAAAACGGGGAGGGTTGAAGTCTCCGTTTTTACCGGTCATCACGCGGCTTTGGATCATGGAGTTCCACTTGCGCGATTTTTTAAGCTGGGTGGACTTCATGGCAATCAGGCATTCTGTCCAGTGACCGTCTTCCTGTTCGACCAGCACAAACTGCTGTGCCGTTTCCTGCAAGTAGTCGCCTTCGCCGTCCACTACCAAATCGACATTATCGGCAGAGCGCTCTGTTTTCGGGCGCTCCTCGGACGGGGCATAAATTTTGAGGGGCGCACTTGTGCCGTTTCCGCGTGGAAGCCAGTGGAGGAATCGGCGCTGGTAGACGCAGGGTACGACACGGATACCTTTCTCGCCGTCGTACACTTCGTTTGTCACCGTGTTAATGATATCGCCCATTTTGGCGTCCAACTCTTTATCCGGCTTGTTCAAAATCTTCAGAAAAGGAAGGGCTAAATCTTCCTGACTTACGCCTTCGTTGCCGAGACCGGCGTCCTCTTCCAGAATACTGGTGTCAAAAGGCACCATCTTGCTCTGCTTCTTTGCAGCTACCTGTTGCTTTGCCATTATTTCGCCCTCCGTATGTGTGCGCGTTGGCCTATGTAGGCCCCAAAAAGTTCCATCGGAAATTCTTCGCCGTTTTCCACCCGCTCCTTAACCCACGCTTTCAGGGTGGAAGAATGGACTTCGGTTTTTTGACTTGGGGTAAGACCAGAATCTTTTACCAGTGTAGAAAAAATCTCAGCTTCCTCGTCCTCGCCTTTACCAAAACTGCAACTGATTGAGTTTTTGATAATGCCGTCGTGTCCGTTGACACGAAGCCATTCAAATGCCTTTTCACGGTTGTCTAAATTAATGTGTGCGCCGTATTGAGGTCGCACATTTATCTTACTGCCGTCATCCAGTTCAAAAGCATTGAGCCCAAGTTCCTGCAACATGGCAGGCAGTTCTTCGTCGGTTAGTTTGAGGTGTTCGACCTTGGCTTCTTTTAGATCTCTTTCGAGTTGCGCAATACGTTTTTCTTTCTCTTGCGCAGCGCGAGCAATCTCTGCAATGGAACGAAGGCCTTCCTGTGGGACGTTATCAAAATCGGAGGAAGTACCGGAATCGGCTTCCATGATGTCAAAAATATCATCTTGCATATATCAGCTCTCCTATGCCGTGGTTCGTGGTTGAGGGGTCGTTAGCCCCTAGACGAAATGTATATTCTCCTATATCATCTGTTAAGTCAACCAGAGTAATAAAGTTTGAAATACACTCCGAAAACAAAGCCTTACGAACACCAAAAGACGGGGCTCCGTGACTTGTGGGATCGGGAATACTTGGGCGTTTTCTGGGAAATGGGTACAGGCAAGTCAAAACTGGTCATTGACCACATGGGCAAATTGTACCAAGAAAAGAAAATAGACACGGTCTTAATCTTTGCGCCGAAAGGTGTCTACGACAACTGGGCCGTGCAGGAATTGCCTACGCATTTGCCGGACAGCATCAAGCAACGGTTGGTTCGATGGCAACCCAACCTGACTGAAAAATTCAAGGACGAAATGCGTCATGTTGTGTACCGGAAGAACCGCGAGCCGGACACGCTGCACATTTTAATAATGAACATTGAAGCGATGTCCACCGTCAAAGGTGCGCGAACCGCTTTGTTGTACTTAAAGGAAAACCCGGACAATTTGTTAATTGTAGACGAGAGCACGACAATTAAAAATCGCACCGCGCTGCGAACAAAAAACGTGTTAAAGGTTTCTCGACTTGCAAAGTATCGACGCATCCTGACAGGCTCCCCGGTAACCAAGTCGCCGCTGGATTTATTTAGCCAGTGCGAGTGCCTGAGCCCCGAAGCGTTAAACTTTAAATCGTACTACGCTTTCAGGAACCGCTATGCGCATGTCCAGCAACGCAGCATGGGTGCGAGAAGTTTTCAGGAAGTGGTGGGCTATCGAAGACTGGACGAACTCA